CTTCTGTCAGCAGGTTACCAACCTGACGGATCCTCCCAACCCTGATCAGGGGTTGGAGTCCACGACTAGTACAAGTCGAATTTCTGGGCAAAGGCTTGCCCAACACACGGAGTTACGAAATGTTTATTCTCGTATTGCATGTCTTCATCCCCCATGGGAAGGAGATTACACACACCAATAGCTTTGCGAGCATTACTCCACGTGTCCACGTTCCTCAACAGGGCCTTCCTACGATTTTTATTAATATCTTGAGAAGCACATAGTGCTTGAAGGCTGGTTGTCTGAAGAAGATTCAAAGTAGCGTACTTATAAAGAGTTCTAAACTCCTCATCTAAAAGAACTGTATTATTATCAATATTCATGTGCCTAAAGGGCACCGGTTCTTCCGCTCTCTGTTCCTTCAGATATTTCATCACCAGAACGTGCATCTGCCATTCATCGGATTTCTCCGGCGAAGCGATGACATAATTCTTGTCGCTTCGTGCCAGGCCTGAGCGGATCACACTACAACACTTTCGTGTCGTGTCGTCCCTTTCGCTCTCCTGGTCAAATGGTAGACCTAAGCCCCCGAGCCATTCGGGTACAAACCATGGAATTCCTTTGGCTCGGTTAAGAATTTCCATATTGTGATATATAAAACGACGTTTTACATCCAACCACATTGACGGAGGACAACTTCTTTTAAGTTCTCTTGAAATTACCCCCATCTGATGCACCTGTATATCAGGATCCATAGCAGCCAATTCGGCCTTTAGCATCTGGACAACCTTGGTTGTATTACGGTTCCCTTTACCTTTCTTCTTCTTCTCGGAATGAAGTCCAGCGAGTTCCGCAAGGATCTCGGGGCGTCTTCGCGCATTAACTTTAAACACGCGTGAGCGCCCGAGCATTAAACCCAGGTTTACATACTTTGACTCAACCCAACTACCTTCTTTTAAATCGAAAATTGTTGAGTTTATTGTACAAAATTGATCGGAAAAATACGTTTTACCGACTGAGCTTTCCAGTCCTCCTACGGATGTAGCAGCCTCCCAAAACTCCCTACCCAGGTACTTATGTACCCGCAATAAGCAGTCATCTCCATTAATAAGGAGTGGGGCGAGGCGGCCCAATCTTCTTCCTCCCTGATCGGTCACCCGATACATGCAGAGGTTCGATTGTTCCATAGAATACCGACACATTGCAGCATTTGCTATACAGAGAAAAGGGAAAGAGATTATCGAACCCATGAGTTGACCCTCTGTTTGAGGTAACTCACCAAGTTCTTCATCTACGAAAATATGTTTCGTGAGTGCTCTTAAGCACAGCTTCTTGCAATTTGGTAAAAAGTGAGGACCAAGGCGTTCTAAGAACTCCTTGTCGACACCTTCACCAATCTCAATGAACAGCTGGTCCAAAATAGTTTCGGACACCCACGAGTGTAACTTATTCGTAGAGGAGACATAGTCTCCACTGATTAACATCTCATGTTCCATTAACCCTCCTGCTACTCTCTCAATATCTTCTGGAAGGACATACCTTCCTATTAGGGAGAATACCTTATGTGACTTCAAAGTCTTCCATAAGAATGCTTGCAAAGGTTTCAAAACCGTATAAGTGATAGGGGGACCCTTGCTGATTACGCGAACCTTCAATGGTTCGGCTAGGCCAACAGCCTCAACAAAGGGTGTCTCTTTAAGAGCCAAATCGAATAATAAACGATATTGCCCCTCCCACACACGATCAAGCTCAGATACATCATATACCAAAGCCACACCTGGTTCCGGGGATTCTAACCCCAGACATCGTTCTTGCTCCAACATTTCATCTTCATAAAATCCACGTATTCCAAACTTCTCGGAGCACTTAGTGCCAAGAAGTCCTGAAGTCTTACCAAACTGCAGACAGTCTCCGACCTTCCCTAAAGGAAGAACATCGTAGAGGTCGCCTACAGCCCCGCACTTTGACCTCGACCTGTTATAATTGGCCGAAGTAGACGGGAAGAAAGGTTTAAGAAAATCAGTGGTAATACCCACACCTTCAAATAATTCAGTCGTGGTCCTTCTTAATTCAGATTTTATTTTCTCAACATCAACCGTGGTAGAAATAGTATCCCTACACACAAACTCGCCCTTGAAGAGCTCGTCATCGACTTCCCAATCTTCACGCTTTAAAAGCATGTTGTAGAAGTTCACGGGTGGACCTTTCTTGGTAGGAATCCTCGCATCGATAACCCTTGTCACTATGACGGGGGGGTGTACAATGGGAGTTCCTGTAAGTTCCAAGATAGTCGAACGGACTGCTGCTGCGATCTGTACTTCATGTACGGCAGGCATTCCCTTCTTGAGTTGTTGGGTAGAATCGACAAATTGCATAAATTTCTCGTAATCGTTCGTCCTAAGACGATTCACGTACTTACGAGCTGACCCGCCCAGAATATAATCTGGGGATAACAGGCCTCGTACCTTCTCTTCCAAACCATGAACCTTAAATGGGTTGTCCACAGTGAGAGAAACTATTGGTACGACGGGGACTTCTTGTCCTCGAACTTTTGCAAAATAAGCTGCGAACTTCCATTTAAGGAGTTTCACCCAGCTACCAAGTCCATTCTTTGATACATACGCACACAATACATGCACGGTTGTGTACCTTACGCGGTTAGACGACATCGCCAATATGGCATCCGGGTGGACACCATTCGGCTCT